GGCAGAGATACGATCTGTAACCCATAACCAAGAAATGTTTATTAAGTTTAAAAATGGCTCGACATGGCAGTTGGTTGGCTCGGACAACTACAATGCCCTAGTTGGTTCCCCTCCTGTTGGTGTCGTTTTCTCTGAATACGCACTGGCCGATCCTCGCGCTTGGGGCTATATCTCCCCCATTTTAGAAGAGAATAACGGATGGGCTGTTTTTATCTATACACCGCGCGGAAATAATCACGGAAAAACTATGGTTGATTTTGCTAAAACTGCCCCAGGATGGTTCGGACAGATATTAACAGCGGATGATACCAACGTATTTACTCAAGAGCAACTAGCAAACATAAAGCGGGAATTGATAGCGACAGCAGGCTACCAAGAAGGAGAATCATTATTCCTGCAAGAATATTATTGCTCCTTTGAAGGATACGCACAGGGTGCATATTATGCCAAACAATTGAGAGAGGCCAAGACCGCAAAAAGGATTTGTAACGTCCCGTGGGTGTCCGACCAGGAAGTATATACGTTTTGGGATTTAGGTATCGATGATTCAACAACCATTTGGTTTATGCAAGCCATCGGCAAGGAATTGCGCTTCATCGATTATTATGAAAATGTAGGAGAAGGGTTACAACATTACGCAAAGGTGTTGAAAGAGAAACCATACTCATATGGCGAACATTATATGCCACATGATGTTGAGGCGCGAGAGTTAGGAACAGGAAAGGCCCGTAGAGAAGTAGCCGAGGGAATGGGGATAAAGCCTATCGTGACCGTGAAACGTGCGAAGGATTCAACGGCAGTGCTGGAAGGTATAGAGCAGGGTAGAAACATTCTGAACCGGTGTTGGTTCGACGAAACGAAATGCGCGAGAGGCTTATCAGCACTTGAATCATATCACGCGGAGTACGACGATGATAGAAAGAAACTCAACAATAAGCCTGAACACGACTGGACATCACACGCAGCAGATGCATTTAGGACATTCTCGGTAGGATATGTGCCGGGTGTTTTATTGATAACAATGAAAGAAAATAAAGATCAACAGGATTTCAGCATGCAATCCTGGCTAAATGGAGGCGCATAATGGGCGGCGGCGACGATTTCTTTTCTTCAATACTTCCACCTTCCTTATCAGGCAATGAAGATTTTCTCATGTGGGGCAATCCATTTGTCAAAACTGTAGCCCTGGTTGAGGGTGATGAATACGCCACAAATCCAACAGGTATGTTCCCGTTGCTGTCTAATGATTCAGGATCACAGGCATCGATTACCAGCGCAACCCCCACAACTGCAAAGACGACAACTACTACAACGGCCTCTATCGAGGATCAGGCACAAAAAGCAGCTGATGCAGAAGCAGACAGAATAAAAAAGCGCAAGGGCTCAAAATCAACTGTGTTGACCTCAATGGGTGGAGATTTGTCACCGGCGACAACGCTGAAGCAAACTCTAGGCGGGGCGTAAAATGGATAAACTGATAGAAGATTCCGTTGCTATGATAAAAGCCAAATCTATTATGGATATGGATGGGATATCAGGGGAATTAAAAATATTGAAAGATTCCAAAGGAAATTTGTATCAGGGGTATCAATTTGGTATTGTTAAAGAAGACCACAAGGCGGTAGTAGAAATAGCCCGGGAATGGGTGGAGATAACGGAAGACCCGGTTAGATACGCAGCATCTGTAGTGTTAAAAGAAATTGAAAAGATGAAAATGGCGATGGAGCAAATACATGGCTAAGTCCGAAGAAGAAAAAGTAAAGGACATAAACAACCATTTCAAATATCTGAAGGACTTGAGACAGCCTTACGAGTCTCTTTGGGATAAATGCATCGAATATGGATTCCACAGCAAACGCATGATGACCGTCGGCAAACAAGGTGGAGAGCAAACGGGCAAGACCATATATGATTCCACAGCAAGCCTAGAACTGGAAACCTTTGGTAATGGGTTGTATGGTAATATGCTAGGCCCAGGATGGTTTAAGTCCACTCTCCCAATGCGAGTTGATTTCCCACGCACATCAGCCATGAGACAGTATAATTCAAAGTCGCTCGATGAAATACCGGAGATATCGCAATGGCTATCAGATGAGCAGGATGTTATGATAGCGGCTGTCCAGGCCAGTAACTTTTATGAGGTTGCCCCCGCTGTGTTTAAAAGTGGCGGGTGTATCGGTACTGTTGTGCTTGAGTCCGAAGAAGATTTTAAAAACGATAAGCTGCACTTTTCTATACCGCATATTAGGGAATGTTATGTAGGCCGCGATCAATTCGGCAATGTGGACACACTATTTCGTGAGTATGATATCTGTCTTAAAGATGCAAATTCAAAGTTTGGCGAAGCGGTTATGGAAAAGGCTCTGCCCGATTTTAAGCAGCGCATGGAAACAAACCCGTGGGACAAAATAACGGTTCTTCATGCCATTTATCCACGCACTGAATACAACGCTGACTCTCTCCGGGCCGATCAGATGCCAGTTGCGTCGGTATGGATTTATAATAGTAAGATACTCCTTGAATCGGGATACCCGAGACAGAAATTTATCTGTTGGGACTACGACCGCAACGATGATGAGGCATACGCAAGATCAGCAATAGCCAATGCGATCAATGATGTCATCATGGCAAACAGCATGGGTAAATCAAATATCTATGCAGGGGCGAGACTTGCCGATCCTCCATATGCAATGCAAGAGAGTTTAAGAGGTCGGGCCTTCTTCGGCCCTGGAGGCAAGACGTATTTCAGGGCAAATGAAGCTGCACCCGTACCGATGGAAACTGGTTTGCGTGGTCTACCAGTAGCCCTGGAGTTTCAGAAAGATGTGCGTAACTCAATAAAGAAGTGGCTCTGTACCGATATTTTCCTGATGATGAACAATGCCATGATGGAGAATCATAATCTCCGTGAAGCCCAGGTTTATGAAATGGCGGGTGAGAAAGCCATGATCCTGGCACCACTCACAGAACGCATTGAAAAAGGATTGCTCGACAAGATCACGGACATCTTTTTTGACTTCGAGTATAAGGCCGGTCCAGATGGATTGCCAACAGGTAGAATCCCTACGCCGCCCGATATCCTTCTTGAAATAGCCTCTCAGATGCGGGTAAAGATAGAGGTTGACTATCAGGGTAATCTATCGCTGGCAAGGAAACGATTCTACAAGACACAGGGATTGAGGACGGCCATCCAGGATGTAACGATGATTGCGCAGCTTAAACCGGAAGTCCTTGACATCCCTGATTTTGATGGCCTTACAAGGGATGCCTTGAAAGATTCCATCAGTCCTGAACGCATCAAGGACGAGAAGGTTGTTGAGGCCACAAGGAGGGCCCGGGCAAAACAAGCGGCAGAAATGCAAGCAATGCAAGTAGCGGCGGGCATGGCAGATGCAGTACCTAAGTTATCTAAACCAGTTGAAAAGGGCAGTGTATTATCGGCTATAACGGGGGGTGGATAATGGTGCAGGAAATGAAACATGTGACAGGTTACAAGTATATTTGTAAAGTCCCTTTCAACAACGCAACCATTAGAATGTTTGACGGAAAAATATTTGCCTTTTCTCCTAACAAACAGCCACACTATCTTGATTTTGATGCTATGGAGTTTAAGAAAATAGAAGTAATGAATAACCATATCACCATTGAAGATAAGGTGGGGATTAAGTAATGCCACAAATAGAAATAAATTGTGATTGTGGTACGCAAATATCTGGTACGTCTGTATTTCCAGAATTTAATATTGTTTGTGGAGTTTGTGGACGGAACTTTATAGAAAGTATAGACGAGAATATGGAACGAATAATGTGGTCAGTTAAGGACGGAGTGGTGACGGAATGGCTCGACAAATAGATCAGTCACCCATCCTCGATATCTTAAACGCAGAAGAAGCAGCAGAGAAAGCCAGAAATGAACTGAAGGCCAAGTATAGAATTACGTTGATTACTAACCCTATTGGATTTGAAGTGTTCCAGGATATATTAAACGATCTTGGGGTTAACTCGGAGCTTGACCCGAATAACGTGGCAGCTAATGCGTTAAGAAATTATGCGGGGCATTTGCTTAACAAGATTGGCGCTCAAGTAGTGCCGGTGATGAAGGAGGAATAACTTTAGATAATCGGGTTCTCTGAAAGTCCGGCCAGACCGACAGGGACGAAAGAAAGAATTTAAGGACGGCAGTTAGGTGCCTAACCATCTGACTGACCGTCCTTTTTCTTTGCCCCAAACAGGAAACACCGAGGCCATAAACCTCGTTACTAACACACAGGAGGCAACACAATGGAAGAGATATATCCCGGAAGAGATCACACAGGACGATTGGGAAAGAAAACGAGACGATGGAGCGAGGTTCACACGGACAAGATTATAGTGCCTGAAATTACCGCTCCTTCCGGTAATCCAGACACGGATACCGGATGGCTCTATGCAAAGGTCGATGGCACTACAACTAAGCTCTATTTTGAGGATCAGGACGGAACGGTTAACGATCTTCTGGCCGCAGCTTCGGGAGATAACACGCTCGATGAAGCATACGACCAAGGAGGGGCAGGCGCAGGCCGCACTATCAACGCCACTGACGGGGCGGTAATTATAACCTCTACTGATGCAGACACAACCAATATACTTGAAATTGATAAGTCACCTTCTGCCGGGGCCGCTGGCGATGGTATTGACATTACAATGGGTGCGAATGCAACGGGTGCAGCCATCGACATAAACAACAGCGGAAGCGGCAATGATATCCAGGGTGATAATTGGTCTATTGCAAAAACCGGCGCAGCCACACTGGTGAGTGCGTCTATATCCGGCACGGCGACAATAGGAACATTGTCGTCTAGTAACATCGGCGGCGCAACGGTTACAGGTGGCCTCAATCTCAACGATTCATCCGGCGACTCCCCTGCACTTACTCTTACCGATGGGACTGGAGAAACGGCAGTTATCCAAAAAACAGATGGTAGTGTACTAAATATCACCACTGTTGCAGCAGATGGTGTGAAAATAATCACCGGAAACTTGTGGGTAGGAAATGGAACACCAGGAACCGCTTCAATGGATGGAGAGGATTTTTACGTTAATGGGGATTCAGAGTTTGACGGCACTGTTCAGTTTGATGGTGTGGCTACATTCAGCTCCGTTCCAGTCGTTACGGCGGCATCAGTTACACTAAGAAACAACGAAACATTCAGTATTGCTCATGCCACTAACGGAGCGGCTGACGATCTGACTATTGACCTTACAGGCGCAACGGACTCCAGTATTATTCTTAATAGCTCGGGAACCGGAGAAGATGCAATAAAACTTAATGCAAGTGCTGGTGGTGTCGATATTGATGCCCTTGCCGCAAAGGATGTGAATATAGCCGGAGGACAGGTAGCCCTTGTCAGTAAAGATGACGCTGCAAGCGCAATATCCTTAACGGCCAATGTTGGCACTTCTGAAACCATCGTTGTTACAAATACGCAAGGAACTTCTGAAAGTGCAATAACGATAAATGCAGCCGCAGGTGGAGTCAATATCGATGCAGCAGCGGCAAAAGACGTTGATATCGCAGGTGGTCAGGTTCTTATTTCCTCAAAGACAGCCGGTGCAAAAGCGATTGGCTTAACCTCTAATCAGGGCGCATCGGACACCATTGACATTATCAATTCACAGGGTACTGGAGCAGCCTCAATCGCTATTACCGCAACTGCCGGAGGTGTTGATATAGACGCAGCAGCGGCCCTTGACGTGAATATAGCGGGTGGTCAGGTGGCGTTAGTGTCGAAAGATAACGCAGCTTCGGCAATCGCTCTCACAACGAATATCGGAACCAGCGAGACAATAGTTGTCACCAATACCCAGGGAACCGACGCGGCAGCTATCAATCTTAATGCGGCGGCTGGAGGAATTACGGCAGCGGTGGCGGCAGGCAAGGCAATCACCTTAAACGGAACAACCAACGTAAAACACGGCGCAGATATCGCCTCTCCTGCTGGTGGTGAGTTAACGCTTGGCGATGGAACATACTTCGACATCACGGGAAACAACAACATCACCAGCATTGCAGCGGCGTCGTCTACCAATGGCCGTATGGTCATTCTTCGATTTGAAGGAACACCGACCTTTACGGATGGTGGAAATCTGAAAATAGCAGGCAACTTTGTCACATCAGCAGACGACACAATAACCTTAATATGCGACGGCACAGATTGGTATGAGATGTGCCGGAGCGCGAACTAACTAACAAGGGGGTAGCAATACCCCCTAATTCTATAACAGGAGGCTTTAAATGGGTTTAGAACAAAGCGCAGATGGGACGGCAACGGCACCTGATGCAGCAGCACAAGGGCAGAACGCAGCACCGGCATGGTTAGCCCAAGTTTCAGATGACCTCAAGAGCAACGAGACTTTAACCGGATATCAGACAATCAGTGATCTTGCAAAAGACACTCTGTCGTTGAAGGAAAAGGCCGCAGCACTTGAAGGGAAGCTGACAACTGACTACATACCGAAGCTGACGGAAAACGCTACCGACGAACAGAGAGCCGTATACAAGGCGGCAATGGGGATACCGGATAAGCCGGAGGACTATGACATCCCCGTACCGGAAGGCCAATCAACTGAACTGGCAGACGCTTTAAGGGCGTTCGCTCACGAGAAGAGTTTACCCAAGGGCTATGTCAAAGATACCGTTGAATGGTGGAACGGTCTTGTAACCCAGAAAAAGGAAGCCTACACGAAAGAGCTTCAAACCCGGATAGACGGCGTAAGAACAAAATGGGGCGCTGACTATGACAAGAACGCTGAAGCGGTCAAGTCGTTGTTCCAGGCCGTAAAAGACGCGGGCATTAATGAGTTTGCCACGCTGAATGTTGTCGGCCCTGACAACAAGCCGATGCCATTAGGCAATCATCCAGCAGTAATGGAGTTCTTTCTTGAAATGGCAAAGAAGACTCTCCCCGACTCAGGGGTGAGAAGCATGGGAGGCAGTGATAGCCGTACTCTCGATGAACGCGCAAAAGATTTTTATAAAACATAGGAGGTAGCACCATGAGCACGACTGCTCTTATTGGAAAAAACACAATCGCTGATATCATGAACCAGTATTCGTCTGAGGACGGAAGCGCCATGTATATCAAGGCCGCAAACGTACTGGCGCTCAAATGCCCGCTTTACCGGATGTTGCCAATGCAGGCAACGAATCAGCTTATGAGCGAGATATACAGCAAGGTTCTGTCTATGGGTTCTCCGAGCCTTCGCCGGTTCAATGAGTATATAACCCCTACGGCAAACCACACGGCCCCTGGCACTGAGCCGACTTTCGGCTTTGTCGATTGGTCAGAAGTTGATGCAGACCTTTGCGACATCCAGAATGATCCTACTCAGTGGAGAATGGACCAGGATTTGGTCAAAATGGAAAGTATGACCCAGGCCGCAGAAGATCAGCTTTTGAACGGTAATATCTCAACCTATCCCGCCGGAATAAATGGCCTCTTCACTCGCTACAATTCAAGCACGAGACGGCCCAACGGAGTTAGCACGACACGATATAACGTACAGCTTGCCGGTGGTGGAGGATCAGATGTAACCAGCATTATCGCAATGGAACTCGGCCCGACCAAGCTGTATGGAATTTTCCCCAAAAACACGAAAGCCGGTATCAGCATCGAGAATAAGGGGAAAGTCACCGCAGAATCAGGCACCGGAAGAATGGACGTATACCGGACAAAGTTGAGCTTCTACGGCGGGCTTGTCGTAAAAGACGACAGATGCGTACAAATGGTGCGTAATATCGAAGTATCCGGCACGAGCAATACCTTTGACCCTGACCAGCTTTCCAGCGCATTAAGAAGGCTTCCCGGTGGTGGACAAGACCCCAATACCATCATTCTTTGCTCCCCTACCATCATGGATCAGATGGACTCCCTCGCAAGGGATAAGTTCAACGTGACCTATACCCCTGACGAGGTATGGGGTGGTCAGATAACTCGCTTTATGCGCGTTCCCGTCTATATGGCTGAGATGATCAGCGAAGCACAGACGGCAATATCTTAATAGGAGGTTACAATGCCACTTTACGATTACATAAAATTGCTTCAGAGTGATACGGCAAACACCACTGATGCCGTAACCACGGATAAGATGAACTTCGGGAATGCAAATCCTGGAGTAAACAAACATGGTCAGTGGGGTATGCACGTCATCGTTACGACTGCTTTCGGGAACTTGACCGAGGGTGCCAATTTCTCCATTATCCATTCCGCCGCCGACGATCTTTCCACCGCAAGCGAGGTTCATACTAGCATGTTTATCCCCGTTGATGAACTGGTAGCCGGAGCGCATTTCTTTCTTCCCGCGTGCTCAAGAGTTCTGCTCCAGTATGCTTGCGGCATGTTCGATGCGGTCAGCACTGCGGCCAACGCCGGAAAGACAACGATCTATTTCGGCCCCGCATCGGGGGTGTGATTTATGCTAGCGCAATGCATACAAGAATGTTTCCACGGCCAGAAGTGCATCAAATATACGACCGATGGCGGGCCAAACAATGACGGTTTCTACGACATCGATCCCCTTGACCCCATTGCTCAATATTTCTCTTTTCCTCCTGGTACGCTGAAATATGAAAAAGTACCAGGGGATAAGAAAACGGGAAAAGACCCCGTAGAAAGAACGGTGGTGGTAGGCGGTGAAATGGTAGCTGCAAAGGATCCTTTAACAGAAAAGGCAGAAGCAGAAGGCCCGACGAAGAAACAACTTATGGCACAGCTTGACACGAGAGGTATCGGATACAAAGTAACCATGAACAAGGCTGAACTGGCGGGGCTGTTGGCACAAGAGTAAAACCGGATAGGGGGCTTCGGGCCCCTTCCTCCTAAGAGGTGTTAAGTGGCATATAGTATTGTTAATATAGTTAATTTAGCCCTCGATGAATTGGGTGTCCCTTCTATTTCGTCCATGACCGAAGCAAGCGACGCCGCTGAATTGGCTAACCGCATATGGGAGTACGCAAGGGATCAGGCGCTTGAGGATGGAGACTGGAACTTTGCGAAACTTCCGGCGAAGCTCGTACAAGATGCGGTGTATGCTGCCGCCCCTACTGATCCCAAATGGCTTTACAGATATACAAAGCCTACAAGCTGTCTAAAAGTACGAGAACTGGTAGATACAAACAACCTCGACATCGGAAGGTATTGGTACGATGCGCGGGCGAAGGGCTATGTTGAAGAAGGAGACTATATTTATTGTAATTTCGATAACACAAGCACTGACCTTTATTGCCGATATACGACCATTATCACCGACGTTACAAAGTACAGACCGTCTTTTATTAATGCGCTAAAATTCAAGCTCGCTGCAATGATGGCCCGAAAACTAGTTGCAATGAACCCGGACGGGTTTGAACAGAAGTACGTTTATAACCTGACTAACGCCACAGGGAAGAATCAGGCCCAAGATTATATAGAAGGCGATCAGGGCAATACCGATTGGTTGGATAGGTAATGGCAAAAGCAACGCCACTTATCAACAATTTTACAGCCGGGGAGGTTGACCCTCGTTTAGACATCCGCACTGATGTACAGAAATACTATAGCTCATGCCGGACTCTTGAGAACATGATTATTCTGCAACAAGGCGGGGCCATGCGAAGGCCCGGAACTTATTTTGTAGCCGAAACCAAGCACAGCGATAAAAAGTCGAGACTGTTTAATTTTTCCTTTTCCACCATACAAGGATATCAGCTTGAGTTTGGGGATAAATACATCAGGTTTTATAAAGATTTTGGACAAATTGTTGTCGCATATACTGCATGGATTACTACTACGGTATATTCTGAGGGCGATCTTGTTACCAATTCAGGAAGCTATTACAGATGCCTTGTAGACCATACGGCAGGGACGTTTGCCACTGACCTTGCAGCCCTGAAATGGGAGGCGACAGACGGGGCAACAGACCTTGCGTATGAAATACCGTCTCCATATCTTGAAGCCGATTTAGCTCTTTTAAAGGTTGTCCAAAGTGCTGACGTTTTCTTCATTGTGCATCCAAGCTATGCGCCCCGTGAATTATCACGCACAGGTCATACGTCATGGACTCTTGACGCTATCCCATTTGTTTACGGTGATGAGCGAACAATAGCGGATATAACACAGGCTAACCCCGCTGTGGTTACGTGCGCAAATCATGGGTTTGCGGCTGGTCAGTGGGTGCGTATCGGCGGCGTAAATGGTATGACACAGATCAATAACCAGTGGAGTTTTGTGTGGGCGGTCACGACAAACACATTTACATTATACACGATTAATAGCTCCGGTTACTCTGCCTACACTTCGGGGGGTATTATCTATCCGTACCATTTCGGGGGAACCCCGATAGCAATAGAAGGGATTACGGCGGCTAATCCTGTTGTTGTCACGGCCACTGCACATGGAATACCTGATGGGACAAAGATACTCTTTAGAAATGTAGGCGGTATGACAGAACTTAACCACCATGTTTTTATCACATCGGGAGCCACAGCAGATTCATTTCATTTGCATGGATACTCAGGTGCTAACCTAGATGGCTCCGGTTATTCCGCGTATACTTCCGGTGGAATTATCTACCCCACAGTTTTTAGCGTAGCCGGTGATTACCCTGGCAGCATCGCCCTATTTGAGCAAAGAATGCAGCTATCCGGTTCTGATAATGAGCCGCAAACAATATACGGTAGCGCAGCTGGGGATTTTACGATGTTTGACCTAAACGTAGTATCCGATGCCTCAGCTTATAAATACTCTCTTGCCACTGAAAAGGTGGATCGTGTTCATTGGATGATGGGGCAAGACTACCTTATGCTTGGAACGCCCGGGGGAATATCTCGTTTGGGTGGGACATCTACCACGGATGCATTAACACAGACCAATGTTAACGTCAAAAAGCAAGCCACGTTTGGAACAAAAAACTGTGACGCTGAACTTGTCGGTGACGCGATACTTTACGTCACGAGGGGCGGTTTATCAGTTCGGGAAATCTATTATACGTGGAACACAGCCGATGCCAACGGAGGATACCGGACGACTGATTTAACTATTCTTGCCGGACATATCGCCAAAGGAGCAACGGCGGCGCTTTC